GGGGAAAAAAAAAAAAAAAAAAAAAAAAAAAAAAAAAAAAAAAAAAAAAAATACCCCCCCCCCACAGCTCTCCAGCTAAAACTGAAAAAGAAGATCTTGCACTGGCTTTCCCGTTATGCTATAATGCTGCCCACTCTAGGATTACGTCAATTAAGACGGCTAGGGGATTTATATATGGCACAGATATGGACTACTAGCTTGTGTGAGCATTTGCTCGGCACCTATTCGTATGATGGAGAGTTGGGAGAGATTACGAGAAAGGTGTGGGAGGTGAAAGGGCCGAAGAATACGGGTGCGCTGGGCACGCTGAGTGAGAGAGGGGATTGGTTGCTCGTTGTGGCGTTTGAAGGGAAGTCGTGGACGCTCAGGATGGCACGTCTGGCGATCTTCTTGGAGACGGGAGAGCAGTATTATAAGGTGGAGTTTAGGGATGGTGATAGCAGTAATCTCGTGCGGGAGAACTTGATTCCGCTCGGGAAACCGGTGGCGAATGCGGAGGAGCACGCGGCACAGGTTAGTGGTGTCGCTGAGGGGAAGGTGGAGAAGTTTAAGGCAATGAGGGAAGAGTTGGCTAGGGAACGGGAAGCAAGGGTGAGTGCGAGCGTGGAGACAAAGCGGGTGGAGAAGGAGAAGAAGAGACAGGAGAAGGAGGATAGTGAAGGAGAGACGCTGTCGGCAATAGAGGCACGGGATGAGGCACAGAGGAAGTTGTCTGTGAGAATGGAGCATTATTATCGCGGGATATTAGTGCCACCACAGGAGCCAATCGACGGGACACCTCCATTCATGGATGAGTTGAGGGAGATCGGAGAGCCGTTTAGAGTGTGGGAGAGAGAAGAAAGGTTTAAGACGGGCCTTTTCACGTGTGGTGGTATGATGGAAGCACAGCAGTTCTTGGAGGATTGCAATGTAGCACTGGGGAGGAAGACGAGTCAAGAGCTGCTTGCCGAGGCTACACAGGCGGACTTCGACTCTCTGGGGAAGGTGGCTTATGATAGGTTCTTTGCAGTTAAGGTGATCGAGTGGCTTAGGGTAGGTGATTTGACTAGTGCAGGTGCAGAAGCGGCACTCTGGGGGTATGAGTTTAGAGGAGCAAGGTTTAGTGGGAAATATGGCACAGTGCCGGAGAAGCTCATGGAGGAGTTGAGGGAGAGGAGTAAAGAGTGCTATGAGAGGAATGGATGGACTGGAGGGAAAAGACCGTGGACGGAGGAGGAGAGCGCAAGGTATAGAGAGGCTTCGCGTATCTACGAGGAGAAGCGAGAACGGGTGGATGCAGGGGAGTCCTTCCTCGATGACCTTTCACAGTGAGCCTCGATGAGCAGCTCGACTTTATTAGTGGCTAATAGAGTAGCGCCGCAAGCGGTGTTCTACCAAAGCGATTGTTTTCGAATCTTCTTGCCAAGTGGAGGGATTTATGCTCTAGTTCTTTCAAGGCCGATCCACGGCCACTCAAGTAAATAAAAATAACAATGAATAATACACACATACAAGACGTCACGGCTGTCCTGCGTAGCGGCGGGATTCCTGAAGGGGAAGTATACGCAATCGTCTCGGCAGTGTTCGCCATGGGCGAAGCGTCCGAGGACGCGCAAAAGAAATACGGGCAGATGGCAATGTCGATCTGCTGTCGGATGGTCGGAGAGAACGATGGTAAGGAAACTCATTCCAATGAATAACCTAATCACAGAAGATTATCTCGAAGTCATTCCCGCCTACGGTCGGGATTATAAAAACGGGAAAGACGCGAAAGCGGCCTTTCTCTCTGGACGGGACTTTCAAATGCAGTCAATTCACCACGGCGGAGGCTACGTCTCCGTCAGCGACTTTGCTGAGGGAGTCGTAGTGAATGTGCGGTACAGGAAAATGCAAGGAGTGATTCCGGTAACCGTTCAGCGGAGCGCGGAGTTCTTGCAAAAGCAAGCGCACACGGCGGCAATCCAACGTCAACAAGCGGAGGGAGTCTAGGCTCTTCTAGGTCCTCTAGCTCCACAAGCTGCACTCGAAAGAGTGCGGCTTTTAGTGGTGCTAGGCGGCCAGTAACTGCGTAGCCTCTAAATATGACCAATAACGAAGCTCAAGAGTTGGCACCGAGCTATTTGCACCTGCCCTACGATGGAGCGATGCACAGGTGCTCGGTTTGCCACGGACAGAAAACGTGCAAGGACATGATACTGCCGTTTACTCCGAATAAGATTAGACAGCAGGCACTTTGCTTGCTTTGCGTGGATGAGGAATGGCTCAATCGCGCCATGGATTGTGGAGAAGTAACATTAACTAATGAATAATCATGCCAACTAAATCAGTAGGATCATTCAGCCGTCAGGCTGAGAATCAAGTTGCCGACCAGCTCGCTATGCGGGTGGGTCGTTTCACGAAAGCCAAGAAGAACAGACTCGCGCTCGCGCGGGATGTCTGTAAGTGGGCCGGAGAGCTGCTGGAGTTGGTCCAGCGGCTCGACCGTGCGGAACCGGCGATGCCCAGTCCCGTTCCTCCGCTGGAGAGCTACGCGAGTCGGAAGACGGGGAAGGATTACGGGAAGGTCACGGTCGAGCCAGAGGCGTTCTCTACGGTCGAAGGGCCACCGAGCTGGTGAATGCGCTCACGAATCACCTGGAGCAGGGCACTGGCCCGTGGTTCCTGTCCTCCCTAACCCGGGACCAGCTCGCCCAGTTGCTCGCTCATACGAGCTGGACGAATAACGTGAAAGAGATGATCGAACGGGCGGTGCCACGTGACTCTATTAGGAAATTATAAAGTCTTTTGCCTAGCACACTCTCACAGGTGCGCTAGTTAAAACACTCTATGGACAATAAAACAATCGTTATCGACCTAGCTGCACCAGCTCTCGTGGCCGAATACCACTTCGGCCTCTCCATGTTCTGTATCTCGCACGGCACGTGGAGTGAGTGGGTGAGCAAAGCGGAGTTCCTACGGCGGATCGAGCAGGACGAGCTGGTGGAAGCGCGTCGCTCGTTCCTGAGCTGCCTTTCCACAAAAAAGATTGTTTTAGAATGATCTTGAACTGGCTCGCCAGTTCGGCTATTCTTTCCCTTCATTCGACAAATTGCGCCCAAATCAACCCTGCTGATCACTTATCACAATGAGCGAAAATTACGTTACCTCGGATGGCTTCAAGCCGCTCGTACTTCCCCTCACGGGAGAAGAACTTGTAGTTGGTCGGCAGTATGTTCTTACCCCTCTCGCCCGTTTGATTATCGCGGAGGAGTTCGGCGTCAAGGGATTGCCGACCGTGGTAGAGTGTCTGAAATGTCGTGTCGCTGCGACACGCATCACGACGATCATCGAGAACCTGGAGACAGGAGAGAAGATCGAGCGCGTGCGCAACGTCGAAGCCCAAACGGAGACGTTCCGTGCCTACCTCGGTGCGACTAATAAGCCCGTCTTCACCGTTGACATCAAAAAGCTGGAGAAGTTGGCTGATTTCTATGACCAATCTCACAAGCTGCCAGGTGACATCAATAAGCATACGTCGGAGCGGCTCGGACAGATGGAAGATGAGTGGTTTAAAGTCACGAGCCAGCAGTCGAATAATAAGTTCCGCGGTCAGCCTCTCCGCTGGTGGGCACGAGGAAATAGCGGTGAGTTGCCAGCGGAGAAGAGTGCCAAGAGTGCGCCTACTGCCAAGAAGCGGCAGGTAGACTTGTCGATACTCAACCTCGCCTGACTCTATTAGCAAAACATAAAGTCCCTTTCTCCTAGTCCTTCATCCCACTACTAATAACGTTGTTAAAATGACAGGACAGGAGCGTCCCTGCTAGGCTTAACTTAGTGGGGACGATACTTCTGGATGCGCCCACGGTGCTAGAACCAGACGATAGAAACGCCGCTCCTTTAACCGGGAGCGGCTTTCTTGGTGCTATCCAGCACAACAAAAACAAACAAAATACACAATAAACACAATACAATGCAAACGTTTCTGCCATATGCAAATTACGGTCAATCGGCAAAGTGCCTTGACTACAGGAGACTAGGGAAGCAAAGAGTCGAATGCAAGCAAATCTACACCGCTTTGACAACGCCAACTTACGGTTGGCAAAATCATCCAGCAGTTAAAATGTGGCGCGGGCACGAAGACAGCCTTGCGCTGTACGGTTACGTAGTGTGCGAAGCTTGGCGTGAGCGAGGTTACAACGACTCGTTGCTGCCGTTCTTTAGCGATCGCGTGACAAACTTTCCCGTCCCACCACCTTGGATTGGCTCGTTCGAATTTCACGCAAGTCACCAATCAAACTTACTACGCAAAGACCCTGCGTACTACGGGCAATTTGATTGGAGCACCGGCCCAGACCTGCCATACGTCTGGCCTTCATCACTTCCTTGTCATAGGTCGCAGGTTGAAATGGGCGGTCAAACGCCTGCGTAACCTCCGCTTGACAGGGCAATCGTCGCTGACGCAGCACGTAAATCCTAGCCGTTTGTGTAATCGATAACTACACCGCATGGTGCGTCACCCCATCGACCTGAGGATGTCGTTAAACTCCTTTTCTCCCTTTATGTCCAAAAATACAATACAAAAAATGCTAGGCGATGTGCAGTATCAATCTGAAAACCTTGCTTCACTGATCAAATGTACCCAGGAAGCCGTCGACGTTCTGGAAACGTTGGAGTTGTCGGCTAAGTGCTCGTGTCAACCCTCGTCTCGTAATTGGTGGATTACCACTGAGAGTCGAGATGACGTCGTCAAGCTGATGACACTCGCATCACCAGGTCAAATATGGCGCAAAGACACCCAAGGCGGGCAAATTACCTATTCGTCCTTGCGAGACGACGGTATCTCTATCACCATCTACGCGAGGGATAATGCGTTGCCACCTACCTGCAAGGTAATCGAGGTCGAGGAGACGGTGCCAGCGTACACCAGAATGGTTAGCAAGATAGTGTGCGACGAAGTCAAATAACAACTTACCTACGCGCGAGTCTTCGTTACCTCGCCCCGGTCAAACGTTAACCACCGGTCGGTCACTTTACTACCTCCTTTTGGCTGGTAGTCAATAGAAACCCATAGTAATAGATAAATAGCATGAAAACTGAAAACAAGGAAATCCTCGGCTTCACCGTTCCCGTCGTCGGCATTGCCGAAACGATCAATGAGGCCATCACTGCCGCTGGGTCCGAAGAGGCTGTCCTCAAGGACTTCAACTCGAATGTGCTCGCGCACAGCCACTACACGATCCTCCGTCGTGTCATCGTGAAGACGCTCGTTTCCCTCACGGGGATCAAGCTCCTCACGGAGAAGGACGGGGAGAAGGATGTGGTTACGGAGACCGAGGGTGAATACCTCGCGCGCATTCGTTTGGAACTCGGTGAGGACATCGTCGAGAACTACTCGGCGGACGTCGCGCTGGCGTGTAAGAACGTCCCTGTGGACTACACCCCTGGCACTCGGGGAAGTGGAGCGACTGCGAAACCGGCGAAGAAGTGGTTGGAAGCGGTCGAGCAAATCAAGAAAGACGGCAAGTGGGCGTCGTTGCTTGCGAAGTCGGGAATCTCGACCGACCAACCTGATGACGATCAGGTCATCGCCGCTGCGAACTGGATCAAAGCTGCGGTCGCTGCTGCACAGGCTTCTGCGATGAAGTCCGCTCTGTCGATCTAACGCTTCGCGCAAGAGATAAAAACAGCCGACCTTCGCAAGAGGGTCGGCTTTCTGTCGTATGGACATACCCACGCCCGCACAATCCCCGAAACCGACAACATCACCTCACACGAAGAAAGGCCTCAAATGAACACGCTAATCAATGACGGAGGCCCTGCGTTTCCCGTGGCCGACACAAAGCACTGGGACGGACAGATTCAATACGGCACGAACGGCATGAGCCTTCGCGACTGGTTAGCGGGACAGGCACTGGCGGGGATCATGACCAGGAATTCGAGTTCCGCGTCAAACAGTTTAAACTGGGTGCCGGTAAAAGCCTACGCGCTCGCCGACGCCATGCTCGCAGCACGCGAGCGCAAGGAGGACGCGAAATGAACCCACACTTACTCCCACTGCTCACCGACTCCGCGTGGGCAAAAACCTTTCAGGACGACGAGGCGGCGAAGCTCGAACGCGAACTCACCGCGCTCGGCGGTGAGCGCGACCAGCTCCGCGCCGAGGTGGAGCGGTTGCGCGTGCTGCGCAGCACGCTCGAAAACCTTTGCGACGAGCAAAATGAGGCGCTCACAATCCTGACGCTACGTTGGGATAAGCTTGCAAAGGAGCAGGACCAGCTCCGCGCCCGCGCCCAACGCGCCGAAGCCGCTGAGACCGTCGCCCTCGCCAACTGGAACGGCGCGCTGGAACGCGCTATCAAAGCCGAGGCCGAACTCGCCGCCGAGCGGGCACGGTTAAATTGGCTGGAGGATAGCAGCGTTTGTTATCACGTCTGCATCGGGCGTCAGCCCGACGGATACTCAATCCACGACGGCGCGCCGTCGCCCGGCTCAGTCCGCGCTGCAATAGACGCAGCGATGAAGGAGGACTCAACGTGAGCAGTATCGACCTGTTTCTTCCTGACTCCAGAAAGCCGCTTACCAAACCTCGTTTCGTCTGCTACGAAGAAGACTGGAAACTACTCCAGGAAGTCTTCCCAGAGACAGGTTTCACCTCTTACTTTCCCGGACTCCTTGTCCACGTCCTAGCAACACACCTAAAAGAAAATGGAATCACAACCTATATCGAACGGTCAGAACGACCCGACCTGGCCAACTTTTCCCACTTCCTGTCCAATATCAAGTTTATTTCAGTCAAGACTGACGCAGATGAACGACGCGGAGTTGGACCTGCATGTAGCGAAGCTACGGAGTGCAAGGGAGAGTCCACAGGTGATGCGGAGTCTACTCGCAGGAAAACCTAAGAAAGCAAAGATCGTGAAGAAGGTCGACTTGTCCGCTTTGGGCCTCTGACAAGATAACTTTATTAGGAAATCATAAAGTCTTTATGTCCATAATCGCATCCAGTGTAATAAATGAAACGCTCGTTCGGTACAACGTCGAGCGTATGAAAGCAGGCGAGCCGGTAGTGTACCAGCTCAGTCGTCAAGTCATTCAGGCCATCGAGGTTCTGACGGACGCAGTCAATGAGGAACTTGGCAAACAGAAACACAAATGATCTATTCACCAAACTTCCTAGCCCAAGTCGCATCTTCGCCGTTTGTAGACGAGATTAAGAAAGGCGTCATTACCATAGATAACAGCTCGTCGGCGCAATGGTTCTCCTGTTTCGCCGCTGGTCTTTACAGTGGCGCGCTCAAGAGGATGAACGCACGATCGCGCTCTCCACTGGCTTTCGGCGGTGCCGTCCACGCCGGACTAGAGTCATTCTTCCGAGGTGAGAATGACTGGCGAGGTCGAGCACTCGCTGATGCCGCTGTCACGGAACTCGACAGTCTCGGCGATCCACGGAGGAATACGAACAAGCTCATGGACCTCATGGAGAGCTACTGCTTAGAGTATAGTCGCAACCCGTCCATGCAATTCGACATTCTCACTATCGACGGGAAGCCCGCGGTGGAGAAGAGTTTCGTGGTGCCGCTCGGGAAGGTGTTCTTCGACGCGCAGACGCTCACGAATCTTCAAGCTCGTGAGGTCAATATCAACTGGTCCGGCAAGCTCGACCTTCTCACAAAATACGAAGGTGCCCTCTGCATGGTCGATCACAAGACCACCTCCGTCATGGGCGAGAAGTTCATTGACGATAAGATTCGTTCCACGCAGATGCTGGGCTACACCTACGCTGCGCGGTTCCTCGCCCGTGAACTCTTCGACAATATGCCAGTCTACGGTGCGCGCATCAACGCACTCGCCAGTCGCTCGGCTGGCTACGAGTTCAAAATCTTCGACATTCCCTATCCTGACTGGAAGGTTAAGGAGTGGCAGGAAGAGACGCTCGGTGCGATTAAAGCTCTCATCACGCAACTCGACATCTTCCTCTCCACGGGGATGGCCATTCCCACCCGAGAGCATTGCGTTACGAAATACGGGAAGTGTGCCTACTTCGACGTGTGCGATGCCGCTCCACAAATGCGTGATCGGATTATCTTCGACGATGATTACTTCTTCAAGAGCGACTGGAGTCCGCTGAACGAATAACTTTATGTCCACATACCAAACGTTAGATCAAACGTCAAAACCAGTCACACTCCTTCTCAAAGGAGATTCGGGAACGGGTAAGACTTACAAAGCTGCTCTGTTCCCTCGACCTGTCTTCTTTAACTTTGACAATAACCTTTCCGGACTCCGAAAGCTGCCAGAAGACGTTCGGAAGGGAGTCAGGATTGTCAATCCACGAGCAAATGACAAAGGAACTGTTAAGCCTGACGATGTCTGGGGAAATTTCGTCAAGCAGCTCGAAGCAGTCGGGCAAGACGCCAGTGTTGGAACTATCGTCATCGACTCGCTCACTACTATGGCTGAGTCGCTCATGGATAAAGTGCTCAAGACTGGCGATCCGTCAAAAGCAGTAGAGATACAGAATTGGGGAGAGTTCGCACGCTACCTCAAGTGGCTCGGGGAGACTCTCCTCTGCGCAACGGACCTCGACAAGCACGTGGTCATCCTCGCCCATGAACAGGTCTTCACTGAAAAACTAACCGGCAAGGTTAAATACTTCCTCTCCATCGGCGGTCAGACGAAGAGTAACTTCGATCTCTACTTCACCGATTGCTGGCGTGCGTATACAAAACCGGCAAAGGACGGCGGATTGGAGTACTGGATTCGTTCTCTTGCCACGGAGTATCACACCGCCAAGACCAGTCTCGTCCTCCCGCCCGACTTCAAGTGGGATGAGCAGAAGGACAGTATTCTCAAACAGCTCGACGCCGGTCTTGCCAAATAATCTAGTCCCCTCAATCCGAGTGGATGAACAGAACAAATAAAACAAACAACAATGAAACTAAACGTCAAATCATTAGCAGAAGTCGAAATCGGCTTTCTCGTCATCGCACCGGGCATTTACCACGCTCGTATTGAAAAAGTCGAAGTGAAGCCAAATAAAGCAGGCACGGGAAATAACCTGTCCGTTATGTTCAAAGTGCTCGACCCTACGGTCACCTTGAACAAAGACGGTTCCACGCAGGCGAATAAGGGGAATGTTATCGTCAGTCGATACTACTCCCTTGTCCCGACCGATAACTACGACCCGGACAAGAACCTGAAGGAGCTGGCCGTGGCGATCAAGCTCGCACCGGAGAAGGACTTGAATGTCGAAGACCTGCTCCTGAAGATCGTCAACATCAAGGTTACCCACAAGCCTGCCGAGGGTACCTATCAAGAGGGTAATGACGTTGCTCGTGTCACGCCAATTAAAGACGATGACATGTTCACGCCGCCGCCCTTCTAATAGTTAGATTAGCGTAAGCAACAGCCGCACCTGGAAACGGGTGCGGCTTTTCCCGTATGTACTTCCTCGATCTCGACGCTCGCAAGGCGGCTGATGCCACTTGTGATCAAGACGCGCTGCACTTACTCGTCGAAGGAACGAGTGCACTCACTCGTGCACACAAGCGAGCACAGAAACAATCCTTACTCATTCGGTGGCTTCTAGCGGACGCTGCGAACTACCACTGGCTTGGCTATTTCTGTGAAGGACTATTAAACCGACCTGGGTGCATATCCTACTGGAGCAAGACAAAGAACCTACGTATCTGTATCCCTGATGTCCACTATAACCAATTAACACCTTTCCCTCATGTCAACTATCCTACCGAGACCAATTCCGCACGAATCGTTGCCGCCTACCGCACCTCTTATGTTCAAAGTCGATGGAGATACGCCGAGTGGAGTTCGCCTGGTTGTCCAGGCTGGTTCTTTCGACTGGCAAATACGATACTGCCTAAAAGGTCCCGAACATCGTTTCTTCTTCGCGTCCAGCCTGCTGGACTTAGTGGTCCAGACAACCAAGGAAGCCTCTTCGCTCAACGGAATGAGGTTCGTGATGGACCGATGGGTAAGATTACAGGACGAAATGGTGACACGTTCGTTCTTTGGCAATGACTATTCTCTTGATAGACTAGAAAACTTCTTAGGCGTTCTAATCGCCTCACGATAATGGAACTACAAAATAAAACACGCATTCTCGCCGGTCTTTGCATCGCACAAGTCGAAGCACACGCTTCCTCCGTGCGCTTTGGTTACTGGGAGAAACCACGCTCAGTCAGCGAAGTGACTTCGCTCATCCACCTCCGTGTCTCGAAGGCACTGGAAGTTGCAACTATTGGTGACGGACCAAGCAGGCTGCAAGACGTAAGTCGGCTGGAAGAAGCACTCGCGGATGTTATAATCGCCACACTTGATCTTGGAGCAGGTCTTAACCTGTCTCTAGGACCAGCCGTGCTCACGAAGATGGACCAGAACGAGAGCTTGTCGATGTTTTGTCGAAAGGAGTACTGATGAAACTTGCACTGTACTACAACCCATCCTACTGTCTTTCCTTCGGAAACGACTGCGTGTTCCTCGACATCGAAGTGGAAATAACGCGAGAGCACGAACAACGCAAGGAGTTCTCTGCTGTCGTTAAGAAGTGCCAACTCGATCCTTCACAGGAAGCTTTTCCTGTTTATATGCTTAACTACTTCACTCCCGAAGCTCTTCAGAACTTTCGTAATGACCTCATCGGAAAGTTACTTGAAGAGATCAGCCCGCAACTCTTTTCTCTCTTCTACTCTTCAGACTTGATAGATGCAACAGAAACCACACCTGAAAATAAACCCAATCATGACAACACTTTTACTGACTAACATTATCGTTGAAGGACGGCTTCGAGAAGACCTCGGAGACGTAGAAGAGCTGGCAAAGTCGATTGACGAGAACGGCTTACTCCAGCCTATTGTCGTCGAAGCTATTGTTAGCCCAGATAAAACGGTCTACCAACTCCGAGCAGGTGGACGTCGCTACGCCGCCTTCACTCTATTAGCGGCTAATAAGGTCGAGGGGCAGAAGGACGCTTCCCTATACAGGGAAATTTCTGTCTCCCTCCTTAACGAGATGCCAGCGCACAAGCGAATCGTTATCGAGATCGAAGAGAACATCCGGCGGAAGGACATGACATGGCAGGAGAAGGTGGAAGGGATTGTGAAGTATCACAGAGCCTCGATGACTGCAGCTCTTCTCGACGGAGAGAAGTGGAGTCAAGCCCGCACGGGTGAGCTGCTTAACCTCGATCAAGCAAGCGTGAGCGTTGCCTTCACCGTCTTCAAGGAGATCAAAGCAGGCAACAAGGCAGTCATCGACGCAGAATCACTAACGGATGCTCTCAAAGTTATTACTGCGAATAGCCTTGACCAAGCGCAAGCAGAAAGACTACGTAGGATTCAGCTTAAACGAGCTGAACAAACAGCTCAAGAGGGCGTGCTAAGCAACGTTAACACACCAGTGCTGCATGGAATTAGTCCGAGCATCCTTGTCGCGAGCCGTCAAACCGCGCCTGAGACAGTCGCTGATAAACTACAAGTCTCCCTTGAAGACATCGCCTCTTTCTACTACGAAGGAGACGCCCTGTCTGTCCTCCCGCAACTCGCCTCACAACAAATCATCAACCACATCATCTGTGATCCACCCTATGGAATCGACATGTCAAACCTCGGAGGGGCTGCCATTGAACGCGTTGCGGAAACTCATAGCGTTGAAGGCAACCTCCAACTCATCCCAGCCTTCCTCGAAGTTGCTTACAAAAGCATCGCCGAAGACGGCTTCCTCTGTATGTGGTACGACCTCGACCACCACGAAAAGATCGCTAGGTGGGCAGAAGCGATCGGTTGGAAGGTCTGTCGCTGGCCACTCGTCTGGTGCAAAACCAGCTCATGTTCAAATCAAGCTGCTCAATATAACATTACTAAGTCTACTGAAGTCTGCTATATCATGCGACGGAGCGAGAAGTCTATCATCAAGAAAAAACAAGGCGTCTCTTATGTCCTCGCAGGCACTGCTGCAACAGCTACTCATCCTTTCTGTAAGCCGCATGAAGTTTGGAATTACCTTATCGAAACAGTATCGCTTGAAGGACAGACGATCTGTGACCCGTTCGCTGGAGAAGGGTCTAGTCTCGCAGCGATCTTCCAACAGAAGCGGACGCCCCTTGGAATCGAAATAGACAAGAAACACATCGCCAGCGGGCTCTCGTACATCCAAGGCAAGTTGAATAAGCGGGACATTCTGTCCGATCTATTGAAAGGCGCACTCCTGTGAACCCTCTTGCAAACTCCTTCTCCTGTCAGGACTACTCCGAACTAGACTCGGTCGACCACGCCTTCACCCTTATTCAAGAGCCGCTCACCGACTGGTGTTTCCAGCTCAAGTACGATGGGATATGGGGCAAGGTCGTGGTTGAGAATAACATGGCCCGTGTCTACTCGAAGACTGACCAACTCAAGTGCTCCTTCGCAGTCCCAGCGTGGCTCTTTGCGAGGAAGCCGATTGTCCTCCTCGCAGAGTACATGTACGGCAGCCAATGGTCTCAACAAGACGACCGAGCTGGCCGTCTCTACGTCTTCGACTGCCTCGTCTTTGACGGAAACGACCTATCCACTCTTCCGTATGCTCAGCGAAAGAAACAAGCAGATGCTCTCGTCGTTGAACTCGGAGCACCCTTCTACAAAGTAGACACCTACAACATCACTCGCCTCGGGGAAGTGTGGGGAGTGCTAGAGCAGACTATGAAGTATGAAGGACTCATCGTTCGTAATCTGACCTCGACCTACTTCACGAAGCTCTTCAAGCTCAAGACGGAAGTCGAAGACGACTACGTGGTGATGGGCTTTAAGCCGGGTGAGGGAAAGCACGACGGTCGGCTAGGCTCACTGATCCTCGCGCAGTACTCTGTCGATAATCTAACCTTCGTCATGGACTGCGGTGGAGGATTTTCGGATGAGTTGCGACAGCAGATATGGGATAAGCAGGACTATGTAGTCGGAAAAGTCTGCCGAGTCAAGGGCAAGAGCCGCTTCACCTCCGGCGCTCTCCGTCACCCACAATTCGTTCAATTCCGAGACGATAAAAAGCCGGAAGACTGCAAGGTTAAAACGCCATGAAAACTATCTGGAAAAGGTCTATACCCTACCCTGGCAACTACACCGTGGAACTGCCGAAGCCTGCTATAATTGTAAAGTTCGGCCTTGACCCAGCGGGAGAGCTTTGCGTCTGGGCTGAAGTGGAACCAGAGGAGCGGCTCTTCCGTCGAGACTTCTGTATCATCGGAACCGGTCACGGCGTTCCCGAGGGGAAAGAATACTTTGACTCTGTTACAAAAGGAGACTACGTCTGGCACCTCTACCTATGATCATCAACTCACCTCCCTCTTCCCCCGACTCCACACAGCTCTGCCCTCTCGTCATCCCACCAACCTTCAACGGCATCGTCCTCTTCGGAGATGTCCCTTACAATGACAAAGTCAACCTCCCGTTCGCAAATGCGCACTATGGCACGCTCGCTGGTTTCCTTCGTAAAGCGGGTCTCAGAATCGAGGATTGCATACAAGGTAACCTTGTTAAATCATACCCGACTAACGGTTTCATTTCCATTGAGTGCAAGGCAGAAGTCGATCAGAACCTTGAAGAGCTGGCAAGTGCCTGTGAGCGGCTTAACGCCAAAGCAATTATCCTCCTTGGACGAAGCAGTCTCAAGTGGTTCAAGCACGGATGTAGTGGCGTGGATGACGAGAGAGGTGCCCCTTTTCGCTGGTCTGGGAGGTTGTGCATCGCCACGTATCACCCGAAGGAAATCTACCTAGAGTACTCAAATTACCCTGTCGTCGAAGCGGACGTTGCGAAGGCAGTCCGACTCGCTCGTGACGGTTGGGTAGATCAGCCACTCGACATCACCTACTCGCCAACCTACTCCGAGTGCGTTAATTTCCTACGTGGCCTCATCGAGAAACGTCCCTACGTCGCCACTGACTGGGAATCTATCCATTCCATTTTCGGTGACTACAGTCTGGCTACCTGTATCGGCTTCGGAGTCAACGGCAAGCGGGCATTCACTATCCCCTTCGTCCGCGAGGGAGGGAAACATTATTTTGCTCGCGACGAAGAGTGCGTTATCTGGCGGCTAGTGGCGCAGGCATTAGAGACCTGCCCGCAGATCGGCCACAACGCACTCCACTACGACCATTGGTTCGCCGCCTACTGGTGCAAGATTCTCATGAACGTAGTCGACGACACCATGTTCGCGCACTGGGAAGTCTACACGGAACTCCCCAAATCCCTCTCCTTCTGTAACTCTTTATACCTAGACAACCCCTATTGGAAAGATGAACTTAAACTATCTCGAACCGGCAAAGTCCCTCGTGACAGAGAGTTTCTCTACAACGGTCGTGATAATTGCATTACCCTACAAGTGGCCACAGAGATTGGGAAAGAGATTAAACAACTGCCTCCCGCAGTTCGAGATCACTATCGCTTTAACGTACGTTGCTCTCGCATTTTCCAGTACATGTCTCTTCGTGGCTGCATCGTCAATCGCGATCTACTACGCAGTCGCATTTCTGAGTTGGAGGTAGAGGCCGAGTTGTCTAGCCAGCGTCTCGCGGACGAAGCGAAGAGGAAGATCAATGTCCGCAGTCCGAAGCAAATGAAAGAGTGGTTATACGGCGACCTCTCGCTCCCAGTTAAAACCAAATCAGTCAAGCTCGACGATGGAACGGTCGAGGATCGTGAGACCAGTGACTTCATAACCATCGCCTATCTCGCCCGTGAATACCCCGGCATTACTGCCCTCATGACCGCAGCGAAACTGCGCAAAGCCCTTAAACGTCTTTCTTCCCTCAATGCAATCAAACTTGGACCCAATGGAGAATGTTACTGGAACTTCAACCTTGTCGGAACTGAGACTGGTCGTGCAAGTGGATATAAACCTAACAATGGTCTTGGAGTCCAGCCGCAGAATGTCGACAAAAGAGATCGAGACCTTTTCGAGGCAGGTCATGGCATGGCTTGGGGAAAGTGTGACTTGGAAGGCGCAGATGCTTGGACTGTTGCGGGACAGTTACTTAAACTTGGTGACCCTACAATGTTCAATGATCTCCGAGCAGGTCTCAAACCAGCGCAGATTCTCAGTCTTGCAACTATTGTTGGAGAACACGTCATCTCATGGGATGCGAGTCAGCTGGTTCCGTTGTTGAAACTTCACAAGCCCTTTCTCAAGACCAAGGAGGGGAAGCAAATCTACGACACGGATAAGGCCGTCTCCCACGGCACGAACTACATGATGCAAGCCCCGACTATGCACATGACGATCTTCAAAAGGTCTCTCGCAGAACTATACGTCCCTGTCAAGGAGTGCGAGAAGAAACGTCTCCTCTACCTCAAAAGATACCCAGGTTTACAGCGTCTATACAACCACATCCCAACCCTCATTAACTCAAATGGTTACCTCGATTGCCCTTCTGGTATGCGCCGTGTGTTTTTTGGTCGTAACGACAACCATCGAACGCGTGTTGGCCTGGCCCTCATACCTCAAAATAACACGGCGTTTGCTACTAACCGGGCTCTTCATAATCTGTTCTACCACCCTTATAACCGCCGTGCAGATGGTGTTTCGCTTGTTGTTTGTCCGATAAACCAAGTCCACGACGAGGCCGACCTTGCCTTCCACGAGAGCGAGCTTCCTCTAGTCCAGTCCATTTTCACTCGCGCCACAGACTTCTCTAGCGAGGTCTGGGGATGCGAGTTCAAGATTCCGTTCGATGCTAACTACGGCCCCAACTGGGGCAACGCCAATACTCCATTAAACTACGAAGACTAACATGTATCTCTTTTTCGACACTGAAACGACCGGCTTCCTTTCGAAGTCTCTGGGTCCAAATGACCCAAAACAGGCTCGCATTTGCCAACTGGCTGCGATTCTCTCCTCCGAAGACGGGACGGAGACAACCCGTATGAACGTGCTTATCAAGCCGACCAACTGGGTTATCTCTGAGCAACTCACCAAAATCCACGGCATCAGTCACCAGATGGCCGTGGAGAATGGCATCCCTATCCTCGACGCACTCGCGCAATTCGAGTCCATGCTCCGCGGCAGCTCCGTGCTCGTCGCGCACAACTTCAACTTCGACCGTGATATGATCGCGCTGGAACATAAGGCGAATGACTTCCTACACTCGGAGTTTAACAAGAAATCAACGTGTTGCACCATGATCAACTCAACTGAGATTTGCAAGATACCCAAGATGCGTGGAAGCGGATACAAATGGCCGAAGTTGCAAGAAATCCACCAGCACCTTTTCGGTTGCGAGTTCGCCGATGCGCACGATGCTCTCGCGGACATTACGGCGACGAAGAAGGTGTTCTTCGAGATCATGCGGTTGGAGAAAGATGGTCTCATCTAACCTTATTAGCCATTCATAGAGTCATGAAATCACCATGTCCAACTTCTTCGAAATCTACTACCAATACGTCAAGGATACAGAGCCGCCACCTAACTTCCATGCGTGGTCGGCCATCGGTGCGATCTCCGCGCTACTCGGCAAGAAGTGCATAATTCCGCAAGGTGACTTCACCGTCGACCCGCAAACCTACATTATCCTTGTCGGTCAGCCAGGGCTTAAAAAGTCCACTGCTATGGGCATTGCCAAGACTCTCGTGAAGAGCGTCGAAGGGGTGCGCACGGCGAGCGATAGCGGCTCCCGTGAAGGACTCATGGACGAGATGACGAAGAACGAGATTCGTCCGTCAAGAGTCGGCGAGAAATGGCTCCCCTACTGGCAGTCAGCTATCTTCGTCGACGAGATCGCGGACCTACTCGGCGGAGACCATCTAGACGCAAGCATGGTTCGCTTTCTTACCACCATCTGGGGTCAGAAGCACTACAAGGAAGCAACGAGGAAAAGCGGCCAGGTAGATATACACAATCCATACCTAACCGTCTTCGGTTGTTGCCCTACCAAGTGGGTGAATACCAAGCTCTCCGCCGACGTAATCACCGACGGTCTTTCTCGTCGCACGATCTTCGTACTTGAGGACAAACTGAACACGTTAAATCCTTGGCCCGTCTCCAGCCACGCACGAGAGCAGAAGCTAGTCGTCCTCAAGTCGATTGCGGCTCGAATGCACCAGGTGCATGGCACCTTCCGTCTAACGGAAAAAGCACTAGACCTGTACTGTCGAACCTACTATAAGATTCAAACCGACCTAGACAAGAAACCAGAAAAGATGCAAGCGTACTTCTCATCAAAGCACGTGCTGATTCTCAAGCTCTGTATGTGTCTCTCGGCGGGAGTAAATAGCGACAAGATAGTGACTAGCGGAATGGTTCTCGTGGCTTGCGACTTCCTTGCACAATCGGAAAGAAACCTCGCCACGGTTTATTCGGGCGTTGGTCGAAACGAGTTGAAAAGTCACTCCGACAGGGTGTTAGAAAAAATCCGCTCCCACGGCCCGGCTGGGACCACGAAAGCGGAAATTGTTCGTTCATTCTACGATGACATGAACGCTGCGGAGATTAACGAGGTCTTTGAAGTTCTCCAGGTATCGGAGCAAATAAAACCTACTATCGGGGTTGCCCAAGACGCCCCACGCTTTGTGGCGAAAGCAGCTGTTGAACTTCCTGCGCAGAGAGACCTGATGCAGCTAGCGCGTCAGCTAATGCCTTACTCTGCATTGTCTGAGGGAGAGATTGTATCTTCCGAACAAGAACATCGTCCTGACCCAGAGCTTGCGCGACTCCTAACTCATCGAGAAGAGCGTCAAGCTGATTTGACGCAGGGCGTTTTATTGAGGGGAAGGCGGCTTCCTGACGAGCGCGAGTAGCACTCTCTTTCAGTGAAGCAGGCTTTGTTACCTTACCGCTATTCTGCTGAACCTGCGCACTAATGGATGAAATCATAGCATCTCTGTCTTGCAGCCCTCCGACAGAATCAACGTAAGTAGTCATCATCTCCTCCGCCTTCACTCGCATCTCCTCATTCCCCGTCAACTGATAGGCACTGTAGAGTTGCGAGATGTTCAAAACAGTCCGCTGATAATCGTCAGCGGACTTTTTTGTGGACTTATATATTTGGTTGTTAAGGTCACGCTGCTTGCTCGTCTCCATCGGGTTGAACCCAGCTAGTGCGCTTATCGAACTACCCACGCCAAGAGGGTCTCCGATCGGCTGTTGGTTAGCGTCAAGACTAGCTCCGGAGTTCAAGAGCTCGTAAGTCTTAATTGCATTCCCAAGAAACGCAGGCGAGCCTGACCTAGCCGCACTCCACCAAGCTTGCGGGTTAAACGGGTCGGTGGCAACTTTCCCAACGGCCTGCCCGACTCTTGCCAGCATACCGACACCTGCGCCGCCGAACTCTTCTATACCCATCGGCTTGCCGGACTGATACCGGAAAAACGGACTGCCAAGGCCGATGCTGTTCGACATGTCTACTCCCGCAAGTGCTGGAAAGCCGTACATAGTAGTGTCTGCGATCCTATCCGCACCGAAGCGAAGACTCTCCTTCGTCTCCTCGTCGTCGCTGAGACTGGTCAGACCAGCAATCAAACCTTCTCGATAGAGAGTGCGAAGAGACTTCCCAGTAGCAGATTCAAACAACTGCTCGGCGGTCGACGCTCCTATCATACCCATTCCGCCAGCGAATACTAGTAAGTGGGCTAAGCCGACAGCTAGTGCGGCTTTATCCGCCTTACTCCCCTGCTTATATCCCTTTTCGTAAAAACTATACAGCTGACTAATATGATTAACAGTAAAGCTCTGAAGAGCTGTCAACAGCCCGAGTGGACCATGCAAGGTTCCTTGCCCGTTCAGTATCATGTAGCCGGGTCGATTTGGCTTGTCGCCTACGAAGTTAACGAAGTTGGTGAATTGACTAGCTTTCTCGTAAATAGCCCGCGGATCGACATTACCCTTCGCACGCTCCGCCAATACGGAAGCAATAAAGGTCGTTTTCCTGTTTGCGCTCTCGGCCGCTTCGCTAGTTGCTTGGAGAAACTTTTCCATGCCACGCACGACTCTCGTTCCAGCCAACCCCACCTTTTGGCCAAAGCCTATTTTCCCGTCCGAATTAGCGTTGATCGAATCGAGCACGTTTTGAAGTGCATCGCCTTCGTGCAACGGAGCTTCGATTGCGGTAGAAAAAGAAATGCCGTCTTTCTCTGCTTGCTTGAGAAGGACATCTATGGTTGCATCACCAGTTGTGCCTTTGTAGTTGTATTGAGTGGCGAACTTTGCGGCTTTAGCGAAGTGCTTGTACGAGGCGACTCCATGTCCCTCCGCGACCATTTGCGAGATACCGTTGAGTGGAATCTGGACAGAGTTCTGAATGACGTGGCGGAAGTTGGCGCCAAGATAGTAGTAGAAAATTGCTTTCTTAGCTCCGTTCCACTCGGTCTGCGCACTTAGAGTATACTGTTGCTCCTTGAGCATTCTCTCACGAAGTTCCGGCTGACTATCCAGTTCGCGCCGACTAATCTGCAGGTTCGACTCGGCTGCTGCGAGACCTTTATTCCCGCCAACTGTCCGCATCTGCATGTACTCGAAGAGATTGGGTAGAAAGTCGTTCTTATTGAAGCCTGCCACATTATGACGACGCTGTCCAAACTTGTCGCCCTTCACCGAGATTGCGTCCGCTAGCTCCTGCGCAACGGGGCGGAAGGACGCTTGAATGTCGTGGATGACGTTGCTCATGACGTCCTGAGTGGCTTGGTCTAGCCCGCTCCCTTTCGACTGAATCTCTGCGAGTGTTTCGGCAAGTTGACTCTTCGCCAAATCGTGCGCTTTCTGTAAGCCACTCGGAGTATACGCGCGAACTCGCTCCGCCACTTCGTTCATGTCGAACGTCTCTATCTGCGAGTCTGTATAACCCTTCTCCGCAATATACTTCTTCATCTCTGGCAACGTCTGGAAACCGCGGTACTCGAGAACTCTTCCAAAGTCTTCCCCGAGAGGACTCTCGTCCTTCACTCGAATGCGGTAGCGGCCACGACGAGACATAGAAGCCCAGCCTGCGGAAGCAGTGATGCGGCGTTCTCGTGCACGAAGAGAAGACAGCTTAACCATCATTTCGCTAATACCGCTGACGAAACGGTCTTCGCCGTCCTTGAAAGGAATAGCTCCAGCGAACTCTTGTCGAATCCCATTGTCGAGAAGCAGGTTAAAGTTCGCCTCTGCCGCTTCGAGCTTTTGGACTTCCATCTGCAAGTCAGCCTCCGCTGCCATGTCGGGATTGTCGCTCTTCCGCACTCTATCAAGCTGGTCACGATACGAGACGAGTTGGTAACGATTATCGCCAGCGTCTTTCGTGATACGGGAAAGACGAGCGACTTTCTGGCGAACTCCTTCAACGTCTTGGTTCTTATTCACCCCGTAGAAAGCGCGAGTAAGGTTCGTAATATCCTCCTGTTCACCCTTGCGAATGTGTTCCTGCGCAACGAGTTCGGAACTCTTAATAAGCCGCTGCGTGAACTCTGCTTGCTCCTCCGTCATTCCGTGTTTCTCCACCATATCTTTCGAGGTGACGAGGTCCTTATCACTCAGAGAAGCTTGACTAGCTTCGCGACGATTTTGATTCTCCTCATTGACGTCTCCGAAAGCGTTCCTCCACTTCTCACCCTTCGTGCCTGTATCAAGAATGGTATTGTCGAAGAACGACGCCCACCGCTCGATTGCCTGCTGGCGAGAGAGTGAGTTGTCGCTCTGCTGACCAAGATAAGCGAGGTAGGAGTGCTCGTCGGCTTTGTTGCTTGGACGAAAGTTGTGGAGAGCCCAGAAGTGCCCAGCGGTCTCTGGCTTTGTCCGCGCACGGAAAAGACCGGAGAACCAGAGGTTCTGGTAGTGATTCTTCATACCTTTCTTCGCGCCTTCGTAGAGTTCCCCAGCGAAGGAGTGGAGTTCGGAAGGTCCACCCTTCGGGGCAAACTGGTTGTCTCCACTCGCTGCTAGTTTGTCGATGAAAGTGGTTTCGTCAAACTTAGACGACTCGCCTAACTTGAGAAGAGAACGTAAATTCACCTGCTCCGCATCCACTGCGCCACTCTGCATTTGGTCGACGATTCGGCCAAGACGCGCCCTCTCGCCGTCACTCATCATCGCACCAAGTGAAGGGTAGTCGTCGCTAAACAGCTTTTTCATGTTCCCCATGACTTTCGTGAGCAGCTTTTGAATAGAGACGGGCAGATACGCCATCCACCCAGTCGGGATGGATTGCGCGTGCGAGTGTGCCGCGGCCTCTAGGAGACCTCCGGTGAACTCGTGCATGACCTTCATGTCATAGTTAGGGTCGGCTGGATCGAACTTCTCACCGGCCAGGTAGCTCGTATCGAAGTCTGCGCCGAGCTTCAGTGCACTCTTGACTTCGTCCAAAATGCCTCGACGCCCCAAAGCGCCGAGGTTTTTTGCGTCGGTTATCAAAGCCTGTTTAACTGGCTCTGGCATAGAGTGAATGCCGAGATGCCCTTGCTCATGTGCAAGCTTGGCAAACGCCTGTGTCACGGTGAGCCTCGCGTCCCTATTGAGGGAGATTCCTCCCGTGCCTAAATCGACGCTGGCGAGAATGTTCGGGTTGGCGAAAGTCTCCGACCGGATAGCTCCCTGCGTTCCTTTGACGGCGTTGAGGAAATTAAGGAGAGGGTCGAGCTTGGCTAGGTTGCCGCCGATTGCTCTCTCTAGGACCTGTTCGCGGGAGAGTTCCTCCGCTGGACGGCGGCCAGAGTCGATCTCTTCTTGTTGTCTCCGCAAGGAGGACTCGAAAGAGGTCTGCGCATCTGCGTCGTAGAGGGAGAAGAGTCGCTTGACTTCTGGGCGGGGATTCGTAATGTCGTAGAGACGAGCGGTGATACGGGACTTCGGCTGTCCCTGCGCGTCCTTGAATACTGGAGAGCCGGGATCGTCCAGAGTGCCGTCGCTTTCGTCGGCAACCTTGTGAAACCCGAAATCAACCGGTCTCCCCTTATCCCCAGTCAGCTTCGTCATAATCGCCGGAAGACGTTTGTCGTAGGCGGCGCGCATACCCTTTTCCTGTGGAACTACCGGCTCGGCCAGCCAGACTTTGTCCGTTGCGTCATACCAGACATTGTCCGAGTAGGCGCGAGCCTCTTTCTCGGTGTTGAATCGCTGAACCTCCGACGGATTATGTCGATCATGCCCCTGCGTCATCATCCCCGTCTCCCCATCACTAATCGCGAGCTTCGTCGCACCTTCCGCGCGGGCGTGCTGGATGGCGGTCTTGAGACCGAGGGTCTCGTAGTGAACGAGGAGAGGGTGGGTCTTCGTAGCATTCCAACTAGGATGCATACCGGCTTCCAGGTTCACCTTTTCCTTCGCCACCTTCTGCCCCCAATCACTCTGCAATTCAAATATGTGAAACACCTTCTCCCCGTTCGGCAGCGTCTCCATATACCCACGAATGGAGGCGAGGACGTTGATGTCAGACTTACCGAAGTGATGACCATGGAAGAGTTCGCCCTCTTGCTTGATTCCATACTTATCAAGAATAGAACTGCCGGTGGAGGGCGGAGCCTTCGTCGGCACCCGCACCAGAATATCCACCGCACCGGGCATCTGGTCCAGCGTCTTCGGTTCGACCTTGTAGCCGGAACCAGTAGCTGCGTCGCTCTTGCCGCCGTCAGTATAAACGGCAACTTCGTAAGCTCCATTATACTCACCGATCATGCGTTCGAGTTTTCCACGGAGTTCCGGTGGAGTCGCTTTGCTAAGTTCAAAACCGGCGGGCAGACTGTTACGACCGCCAAGAGCCCGCACGAAAGTTCCGCCTTCGGTCTCGATCTCGTGTTGCCGTCTGCGGGCGTCTACCATATCTGGCATCTGCTGTGTCGGCACCAACTTCTTCACCTCCACCTCTGGTGTATTCTCCCTGATCCACTTGGTGAACTCCACCATTGAGACTTTATTAGGTGCTAATATAGTCTTCGGGACAAAGCCCGCACGCTCAAGCGACCGAGCTTTTTCCCACGGAATCTTCGGCAGCTCGGTCTCTTTGACGCCGACTAGCTTTTCCGGGTTAAAGAGCGCAATCTCTCCTCCGATGTGCTCGCTGCTCTTATACCCGTCAAAGCCGAGGCTTTTCAGCACTGCGACGGACGATTCCTGCGCTTCGAAACCGCCGGCGGAGAAAGGGTCTTTCCCTTCTAGTGCGAGAAAGTAGCGTTCGAGGGTGCGTGGACCAGACTCGTCATATTCGAAAAACTGACTTATTTGATTGGGAGACTTCACCGCTTTCCGCACCATGGTCAGGTGCTCAGGATTCGCTACGTCAAACAGCTTCAAGCCGCTTTCGTCGATTCCAGCCTCGTAACGGATGTTGCCGTAACGGCGAGTCACGTCGGGATTTCTGGCGAAGTAAGTGACGCCTTTGGTTGGACCCTTGTTCGGGTCAAACTTCTTAATTCCTTTCACTCCGGTGCCGTGGTAGTAAGCGGGAAGCTCGCGCGGAGATAGTAACTGTTCGATCCCTCGACTCTTATAGTGTTCCCACAACTCGCCCGGTGCCCAGTCCTTGACGGCTTTCAAGATACCCGTGCCGCTAATCGCTCCCTGCGCATCCGGTTGGAACTTCGGCCCCTTCTGCTTATACCCTCTGATCTTCGTCTGCGTGGCAGACTGGAACATATCCAACACGTGGTTCGTGAACGATATGTCATTCTGTGGGTCTGGCATCTCCCCACCGGCGATGGAATAGAGCTTGACAAGGCCCTTGTTCTTCTGTCTCCACTCCATGACTTGCTGGGCGGTCTCTACCGTGACAACATCGCCCTCTCCCACCTTCTGTCTCTCCAGAGCCTCTAGGACAGTAGGCTTTGTCGCCTCGTCAAGTATGATTGCTGTCTTCTCTACTCCGAGTTTGTTCCGCAGGACGGCAATCTCTCCGCTCGGTGCATCCGGCACTCCGGGCACTCCGTAGCCGAGCAGATACCCCATCGAGTTGGTTTTACGAGCATTCTCGATCTGATCCGGAGTGGTCTTCTGCTCATCGTAGATGAAGGACGTTCCGTCCTCGCTCACGTGCTTCTTGAAATGCAGCTGGATGTCAGGGAGGTCGTCAATCGCGAGAGTGCTGTTCTTTGGCAGCTCAACCGCTGCGCGTTTCCCTGCGCCGAGTTGATTTAACTGAGCCGTAATAGTGGCGGGAGTTTCCGCGTCACTAGCTACGTCAGCAGGCGCAACCGTCTTCGACGCAATCTTCTTCGCAAGGAAGTCTTCGTCGGCCTTCGCTAACTGGTTCGCAAGCTCAACCTTCCGTGCGGCTTCTAGCTCCGTCAGCTCGACGAGCGGCTTCTTCTCCAGTGCGGCGAATTCATCCGCAGCACTCTTCGGAATAATCGACGCCAGGTCGGGAGTGGCAGCCATCGTTTTCTCTACGAGAGCCTTCGCCTTCGTACCGGCTTTATCTGCCACTGCGATAAGCGGGTCCGCTGCTACCTGTCCGAGGAAGTAAGCGGGGACTCCGAGTTCATCGGAACGAAACTGCTCCAGGTCCATTGTCTCCCCTGGCTGTGTGACCATGCCGAGATAGTCACCCGGCATAGAGCCGACGATAGAACCAGCAGAACCTCCCGCAACCTTGCCTACCTTCGAGGTGGCCATGTTCGCTCCCATTCGCGCTCCACCAACGCCTCCCGCAAGACTAGCTAGGAAACCTGCGCTCTCACCGAGTGCGGCTCCCGTATCATTCGTCTCCGCTTTGTTTCTCCCGTAGACGTAAGAGCCGCCAAGAGCAGCAAGGACCGGACGGGCTAGTCCCCTCGTCGTAACCGCAGCAATGCCTGCACCGAGTTCGGGAAGACCGCTCACGAGATTCCCACCCACTCGCCCAACCAACCGTTGCGCGTAGCCAGACCCCTCCGGTGCGATGAATTGCTCCGTCGCCTGTCCAGCTCCTTTAAACGCCTGACCGACCGTGTTGATTCCCCTTTGCAACGAGCTCGACCTCGCGGCAGGGACCAGCCGTTCGTCACCAGTCTGGCTATGAACCAAATCGGCGAGTTCTTGATCGTTCAAGTGGGCGACAGCCGCCCCGTTCTCCGCACGAACGCCTTTCAGCAGTTCGAGGGATTCTGCGAGTGTGGAAGGCATTATTTCTTAGGTTCGGTCTTTTCGGTCAATGCGCGAACGGAGACCGGCGGTTTTGGTGCGGTGCCGGCTTGACCTTTCATCTGTTGGAATCGCTCGGCTAGAATCTGACTTAGCATGAGGGTCATCGGATTGTCCTTTAGGCGAGCATCCTGCAAGACCTTGAGAGCATCTGGCGACGGACGAGCGCCGAAGATTTCCTCAAGTTGGTCGGCAGAGAAAATGTCCGGATTCTTCTCGGCAACAGAAACGAGAGCTTGACGTTTTTGCTGGTCTGGTGACAACCTCTGGTTGGCTGCTCCCGCAGCGATCTCGGCCATACGGTTTTTATGTTCAATGCCAGCCACTTTCTCCGCACGAGCGTCTCCTCCGGCCATCTTGTATTGGTCCAAGAGGAAACCAAGCTGCGCTTTATCACGATCGTTCATGCCTCCAGTCCCTTCGTCAAGCAAGACGCTCTGTCGATTAAAAGACTTCGCACCGGCTCTGTCGTCTGTTGCGTCTTTCCCTATCGCCTTCTCCTTATCTGTCATGGCCTGCTGAGCGAGTCTTGCTTCGGATTCTTGTAAGTCAATTCGGTTAAAATTCACTGGTCCACTTCCAGCCACGATAAATCGCTTGAACTTGTGACCAAGAGTTTCCTTCGGCTGTTCATTCGGTTTTGTGACTTTCGCAAAAGCCTCGTCGCTCTCCGGTGTCGTCTCCTGAATAGTTCCACGACGACTAGACTGAGGTTGAAGGATAGAGTTAATCGCTGCCATGACCTGCTGGTTTTCCGCCTGTGCCGCTTCTTGAGCTGAACCAAATTTGACACCGGAAGAGGATTCTTGTCCAGTCTCCTGCATTGCTTGAAGCTCTTGTCCTTCGTTATCTGGCACAACTTCGACTGTTTCGTCCTCTGGATAATCGAGACCAGCCAGCGCTGCCGACTCTTGAACGGGAGTGAGAGTTGGAGCTTTTTCTGCTTGTGAAAGACGCTCGCTTTCCTGTGGACCGTAGTAAGGTCGATCGTCGCGAGCGGAACTAGAGGGGCTAGAGGCGTCACGAGCACGGTTATCTCTCTCTTTTAACTGCTTATCAGCGAATTCAACTGCGCCAGCAGTTGCTCCGCCAGCCACACCGACTTTACCGAGATTTGCTAGTCCAGGAACGGCACTACTGACAGCTTTCGCGCCCTTTTCAACTGCGCCGCCAGCGGCGACTACTGACTTTGGAAGCATTGTTCTTGCGATCGCACGTGCTAACGTAGTCGGAGTTTGAGGTCCAATCGCATTAACTCCACCCATACCTCTGGCGACGATAGACGGAGCAACGACACCGGTGTTGAGAAGAGGTGCGGCACCGCCAGCCATCAATGACAGTGGAGTAGTGATTTTCGCCGCGCGACGTCCGTAGTCCTCAGCCGTATCCATACCTTCGGTGCCAGTGATCGGAGCTTGTCCAATGAGATTTTTCCCGTAGCTCTTGAGAAATCGCGTCATCGCACTAGGGCCCGTCCCTGTTCCCGCAGTAATCGTTGGATAATCGGCGCGGTCCTGCGGTCCTAAAACACGTTCCCGGTCTGGAAGTCGTTCGCTAGCACTCGGTCCCTGATAGGGTTTGTTCTCTGGTCCGTAGTACGGTTTATTCTCCGGACCTTGATAAGGACTATTCTCCGGACCTTGATATGGTTTATTCTCCGGTCCGTAGTAGGGACGATCGTCAATCACTGGCAGGCGATCGTTCTCACCTGCTTGTTCTCTCATCAACCGCCGGCCACGCGGAGAGTTCTTATCGACAGCCGAGCCGCTTTCATCTCTCATGTTTCCCATCGCCATATCTGCACCGGCTTCGCCAAGGTCCCAAGCAGGTTTGGCCATCGCCATGACAGGTATGGAAACACCTGGACTCGCAACTCTTCCGAGAGCCTTCTTCACGACATTTCCAGCTTCTCCTACTGTCCTGGAAAAGTTGCCCGCAGAAAGACTAGAAGGACTTCCAACTGGCGAACTAGCGCCTGAGCTTGGAAAGTTAGGCGAAGACGACATGGCCTTGCCTGTTGGCACGTTGGCTATCGTCGGGCTACCTTGCGGAGTATTGCTCATGCTAGGTGCAGGCTGCGGAGCGCCCTTGTTAAACTTTGCATTCTCCGCAGCTTGTTGTTCTTGGAGGAAACGTAGAACCTCGTCCATTCCTGGGATTTGATTAGCCATGACTTTATGAATTGTTAATAAGGTTGATTTAGATACCGGTATCGTTTAGCCACCCGACATACCACCAAACCCAGCGGATACTTCGGACCCGACAGTACTCTTTGTCCCGCTCTTATTGCCAGTCAACGCCTCTAGTATAGTCTGGAGCATTCTCTCGGTAGTCTGCGTCGACGTGTTAGTGTTATTAGCAGTGTTATTCAAGGTATTGCTTGCGACGTTCGAGCTACCAGTCTGGTCAACGGCAGTTGTACCAGCTTCGGTTCCACGAGCTGCGCCGGTAGTTGCCTCTCCACGAAGCATTGAAAGTATAGATGCGCCAAGAGTGTCTCGATTAGCACCGAGTCCACCCAGGCCACTCGCTGCACCAAGGGCCATGGTGTTAGCGTTGTTATACGCGTCGCTCCTAATCTTAGCGTTATTTCCCGCCTGCTGCGCGGAGAAGTCGGCAGCTAGCTGACCTTGCTTGCCTATGTTCGCGGCGGTGCCACCGCGATACGCACCCGCACGAGTTTCGGCCAATCGGCCAGAGAAGTTTTTATTCGCTTCTGTGTCGCTAGCACGAATGATGTTCTCGACATTCGGGTCTACTCCACCTCTACCAAGTCGATCGTAGATTCCGGCGGCGTTGCCACTGTAGTCCGGCCCGCCGGTGGCTCGGCTGGTTAGCGAATTCAACACCGCCGAGCCTTGAGGGGAATCAAAGACTGCAGAGCGTTTTCCAGCAGTTTCGTTAAGGGATGATTTATTCGAATTAGTTAAGCTCTTTAATGTATCCTCAGTTAAAGAGTTTGCGCTAGTGTTTGAACTTCCTGTGCTATTCGCAGAAGTGTTCGATGTCGAGTCCGTGGCGCGAGTAGTGTCCGCTTTGCTGTTACTCGAAGCGTTTTCAGAATAACGGTCGCGACTGGCATTAGTTTTAGATTTTACACCCATGGTAGTAGTTAGTTATAGACTGAATTTGTAGGTTATAGCAAGTTTCTCTGCTCCGAACTTTTCAAGCCACCTTTCGTAAGAACTAGAGGTGCGTGTAGATTGAGTGTAAACAGTGGAGAAGCCCTCGCTTTTCATAACGTCCTTGAGAGCTAACAGAATCCCCTTTGTCTCCGTGCGAAGTTTTGGATTCATGTAGAAAAGCCAAAAGGTGGCTTTCTTTTCCGTATCGCGCAGGAGAACTGCGAAGTAAGCAAGATCACCACGGATAAAATCTCCGAAGTAGTAGCCGCCCTTGCCGAAATTGTTAATGAGAGCAAGAAAGAACTCCTCTTGGGAGAGGTCTGGTTCCCACTTTCCATCAAGCGTCGTGTGGAGTTCTAAGAGCCTCGGCGTATACGCAGCGAGATTCTTAAGATGCAGTATTCGATTTAATATCATCTTCTTTGCACTCGGATAACAGCTTACGAAGTAGGAGAATGATACCCGCTTCACGCTCGAAGTTCTTTTCGGCTTCTTCGTGCTCTCGGAGAGTCTCCCGTGAGGCTAAGGCATACTGGGCCGCAGCACCAGAGTGAAGTTTAAGTTGCTCTTCTAGGTTGTTTTTGTTCATACAGTTGAGACTAATACTTTATACCCCGTGCCAGCGCTATCGTTGATCATTATGTAACCAGTAGCAGCTGGTGGGGTAGACACGTAGGGATCATTTAACTGCAACCGACGAGCGCAAGCAACAACGTTGTTTGTAATAAGTAGCCTAAGCACTCCATCCGTCGAAAAGCCAATCATGTTCGGTAAGTAATTACACATCCCCGTGTCAGTGTCGGAGAGAAAAGAGTACGTAGGCAGAGCAACAGTACCGTCATTTACATAAATTGCTCCGCTGGAACCCAGTAAAGTCATTGTCAATGACGACGCGTTGTTGTATAGGTTTATGTAGCCAGCGTTACCACCAAGACCGTCATTTCCTTGCATAAGTCCAGTCAACGTCCCAGCCGAGTTATAAACGGCAAAACGGGCACGTGATGATACGATCTGCATCTCCGCTCTCTCAGCACCTGCCGTCCCGATACGAAACAATGGAATCGAAGCGTCAGCTAATATACCAGTAGCAGAAAGAGAAGTCGCGGCCAGAGTGAACCCGCCGATCGTTCCGCTTGTCGACGTTACGCTTCCGTTGATCGAGAGAGTTGACAAATCCCACGAGAGCTTGTCCTTTAGCGAGAACTGTCCGTTGCTGTCCACGAAGAAAGCAGTATTGACGTTGTTGAACGTGCCCGTGCCAATATAAACCTTCCCCGAGGTCGAAACGACGAGAGTGCCAGCTAGACGGACGAGTGAGCCGCTTATATCGAACATGTTCACGCCCGCATCCGTCGAATTGTTCCAGATTTGGAAATCGGACGCTTGGAAGACTACCGTCGACGTAGTGACGCCGCTGTTAATCGAGCTGGTCAAGTTGAGACCAGTAACAACTTTCACTCCGCCAGCACTAACGGTGACGTCGAGTGTGTATTTTCCAGAAACATTGCCATCCGCAGTAGCTCTCGTGGTGGCTTCTGTCGTAACAGTGGCCGCGATTGCAGTATCGCCCGAGATGCGGCTCGCTACTTCAGTCGCGAGGCTTGCCGTAACCACTCCATCCGCCGTGATACGAGCATTGGCTTCTGTCGTCACTGAAGCCGCAAGAGTATTATCACCGGAAATTCGCGCTGCTACTTCTGTTGTCAAGCTAGCAGTAACAGCACCGTCAGCGTCTACTCGTGCGACTCTTTCTTCTGTCACGCTTGCCTGGGCACTCCCCACCTGCGCAAGAATCGTCGAAACCTGGCTAGCGAACGCACTATCCCTAGTCGCTTGCATTTGCTGAGTGAGAGTGATGTTCGCATGAGCGCGAGCGAGACCGGTCCGCGGGTCGTTAACCGTGGCGGACAGAGAATCAATCCTCGTCGCATTCGCGCTATCGCCGGCTACCAGTTCCGTTCGTATGGACGTGAAACCGGACGTGACAAAAGGTGCCTGGCTCTCTACAAGACTTCCGCGGACGTTTCCAAACTCTAGTGAGTTTAGTCTTTCATGTGTGTAGTTAAAACTCTTCTCCAACTCCTGACGGAGTTGTTCGGTTGTCGGTGCGACTCTGCCGAAAGACCGGAAGGCGAACGGTGCGCTATTTCTCGCTAATGACATCTTGATTCTCCACTTTGGTTAAGGATAAGAGACGAACATCGGTGATATAGATTGTGTCAGCATTCGACCAAGTAAAGCGGAATCGGATATACCGTCCAGCACCGGCAGCCCTGAAGAAGAACGAAGAGCCGCCTTCGTTCGCTGACTGGTCAATTGCCGAACTCCAGGCAACTGCGTCGCCTTGGTTGGCTCGAATGCCAACTTGAATCTGCGGAGTGGCTGCGCCTGTCTTAGTGTAGACTAGATTGGCTTTATTAACTTCCTTGATCGCAATAAAGTCGTCGAAATAGAAGTCCGCAGTCTCTATGGTATGAGCAAATGCGGTGCCGTCTAGCTTCAAACGATTTTCGCTCGTCTTCGAGACTGCTCCGACTTTCGAACCTGCTGTCATAAGCTGCGGAAGCACGATTGGATACCCGTCGAGGGGATTGTCGATAAGTGTGGTTGCACTATCTATGATCGTCGAAACGTTATTGATTGCGTCATACCCACGAAGTGCGATGCGAGGCGAATCCAACCAGCCGCGAACGCCTTGCGGGTCTCGTTCGCTCCACTTCTGCTCCTTATAGTTATATACGATCGACCACATTCCACCTTGTGCCGTTGAATTATAAACCCAAAAAACTTGGTTTTTTCTTGAGTCGAGATATCCACGCACACTGACCGTAGAATCGCCTGCAACCGGTTCAACGTTAACGTCTGCAATAAACCGTTCAAAGATTCGATCGCCAATTGAGACTGGTTGAAGCCCGTTCAGCATGTAAATACCGTCGGCGCCAATAAAATAGTCAACTTCCTTGCTTCTCACTACACAATCGTGGAAAATCGCACCAAGACCGGGGAAGACGGGATCGTGCCGAAAGCCGCCGGGGAAACCGACGTAAGAACCGGCCCAAATCGTATTGGGAGTGTAGACAAACACGTTGCTACGCTGATACGAAAGTCCTGTGATTTCCAACGAATCAGGTTCAAGGTCAAAGAAATCCGCTTCACTAGCCTGCGCGTCAAACGCAAAAGATTCGGGGTCATCAAGGTCACTCCAGCGCACTTGTGCCATCTGACTCGTAATCCCATCGTTCACTCCACCTAGATATGCGTGAGAATTAGCAACGAGACCGTACCGAGCGCTAGGAACATCAGCGATAACCGTAGCAGTCCCCCGTTCGAGTTTGACGTAGGGTGAGAGAAGCTTGGTGACGTATAGTCCGTCATACCAAGGAAGGAAGACGTATGGATCGAGCGACGAAACGAAGCCCGTGTAGATCGGGGAAACATTGAATAGTCCGGTTGAGAAGTCAAACCAGTAAACACTAGTCTTTGAAAAGACGTAGAGATTGGCATAGCTCCGAGTGGAGAGCTGGTAGAACGAAAGTCCCACCAGCTGGTCCCCACCTGCGAGTGCTGCCGCTAGGCTCTGAAACTGTGTGTAGCCTCGGCTGGAGAAGAGTCTGCCAAGCCTTGGCTCCACGTTGGTTAGATAGAAGAAGACCAACTCTTCTGCGACGAGTTCCGGATCATAAGCGTTGATCCCGTCCGTCGTCCGAAATTGCTTATTAATGTGGGTGCTCACGCGGATACACGAGCAGCTTGGAAGATGGAGCCAGTGGCTGCGGAGGCGACTCGCGTCGTGATGGTGCCGCTTCCCGTCGTTACGTTGTAGTAGATGGCAATCGTATTCGTCGAGGCGAGCTGGAAGAGACGGCTGATTTGAAGGGTGATCGTGCTCGTGTCGGTTCCGCGCGGCAGGGAGAAAGTTGCTGCGCCAACGCCATTCACCACGATGCTCAGGTAGTGAATGATGTTCGTCGGGGTCGAACTCGCCTGCACGGAGAGTTGGAGCGCCGCATTCACCTGAAAGAGGCCAGCCGGGAACGGCACCGTGTAGACGTGCGTCCCCGTGTTAAACCCGCCGCCCGGATTGAGCGACGCAACGTCGAAGTTCACCACCGCACTCGTTGCGTTCTGGATGAAATCCTGCGTCGTGCTCATTATGGCAATGAGGTTCGTCGGACTTCCGCCAGCGGTCGCCTGAATTGCGTCCACTTCGGCCTGCGTTGCAGCTTGTGCGGCGTAGAGAGCTACAATGTCCGCTTCGCCCTCCGTCGCCAGCACTTCCAGCGCGTCCGTCCGCGTATCCAACGCTACGATCGCGGCAGTTGCCGCCGTTCCGTCCGCGAGAATCTTCGCACCTCCCGCAGTGGCGTCCTTCATCCACGCTTTGACCTGCTTGAGTGCGTCGTCGAGATTCGAAACCGGCTCGACGGCGCCATTTGGCAGAGTCTTATCGATTACTGCTAGTCCATCACCGTCGGTGTATGAGTAAGAGGGCATGTTATGGAGTTGGGAGTAGTTCTACGAGGAGAAGCCGCTGAACGATGTCGGAAGTCGCTACCCCTTGTCCAGTGCACTGGATGGAGATTGGCGAAGTGAGGTCGGATGCGGTAGCAGCGATCGTGGCGTTCGTTCCGGAAATGTTGAGACAGGAGACTTCCTGCGAATTTGCACCAGTTCGAGTGATCAGTGCCTCGAACCGCATGGCACTTCCCGTCCCGGTGGAGACTCCACCAATTTGCACGCCGCCGAAGTAGATCCGGTAGGTGCGGGTGTTGACATTCACCGCCGGCTTGAAGATGGCCGTGATACGAAGCGTATCGCCAACGTTCACAAGAGTGTTCGCTGGCAAGGTATAAGAGGAGAGATTCGTCTCCGCGGAACCGGTATTTCCCACTTGCGTGGTGTTAACGTTCAATAGGCGCATATCGTTAGAAGAGGAGAGAGGAGAGGCAGGGAGACAGGTAACAACCACCGTGCCGCTTGACAGGCAGGTGACTGTGACAGTAGTTGGACTTTGGCAGCTCATCGGATAGAGGTGCGGGAGTTTTCCATCACTTGCGCGTCCCAAGCGATCAAGCCCGCGAGGGAGTCGGCTACTTGCTGCTCGGACACGGCGAACCGCGAGTCGAGCTTCATGTAGATGTGCATGGACTTGAGCGCGAGCATCATGACTACGTCGAGCGCGTAGGTGAGGAAGAAGTTCGTATCCGCGTCCGCGACCAGCTCGGGTAGCCAGATGTGGCAATTGACGAGCAATTCAACCGCGGCGCTCGTCGGCCTAGGATAGAGGCCCAAATTCTGTCCGACGAGGAAAGCGACCAAGTCCTGCCGAAAGGCATCTTCAATATTCCACCCGGAGAGGGACATGGAATCGAGTGAGATGTCGAAAGGCGCATTCGCCGTGTGCGTGCGCTCATAATGACCGCGGATAGCCTGCAACTGGTCATACCGCATGATCTTCAGCGGCTTACCTTGCACGATGCCAGCCGAGCTGAGTTGCTGAACGGAGAGAATGTCCCGCAGAGTGCCAGTGCAAATCTCGCCAAGATCCACCTGAAGCGTGTTCACCGGATAGGTGAGAGTGGTGAGGCGCTCCGTATAGTTATACGCATGATTCCTCTGGAGGAACATGACTGCGTCATTGATAGCGTCCTTGGCAGCAAGAAGCACGTCAGTTTCCGTGAGAGGACGATTAACCGTCCGCATCAATCTCTCATACGCTGTTTGGAAAGTTGCCATAGACTCTATGATTTCTTAATAAAGTGATTGGAAGCACTCCCGCTAGTCTTCCACGACCAGCGGGAGGCCCCACATTAGAGAGGCCATGACCTCTCTAAAACTTATTTCTTATTAGTATACCCAGAACCGCCAGGACCAAAAGGTTGCCCCTTTGACATCTCGTAGCCAGAAGGATCGTTAGACGCCTTCTCACCGGGAGTCTCAGGAATCGCCTTCTCATGCGGGTTAATGCCATCGTAGGAGCCAAAGGGAGTGCCTTTGTCCGCTGCGGGAGACGGTTTGTAAACTACGTCGAAGTTTTTCGGAATTTTCATTGTGATTTTAATTATGTTGACCAACCAGAGATGCAGACTTTATAGGTATCGTTTGGAAGATCCATGTAGACGTTAGAAGCGCCTCCTTGGACCATCAGTGAAGTAGCGGCGTAGGCGGGAGAACCCGTCCAGCCTTTCGAATCGTCATCGTTGCTAATAGCAACGGAGCCGATGATCTCTTTCAGTCCGAAGAGAGAGGCAGGAAGGTCACCCGCCGTGGCACCACCGCTAGCGGTAGTGTCAATGACGAGGGTTCCTTCGACCACTATGATGGACTTATTATTAGAGCCGCCGTAGCGCCAAGCGCGGGTGGCTGTGAATGCGTTAGCCATGTTGTTAGATTAGCTCTCGATGTAGTTCTGGACGTTCTTCACCAGCATGTGCTGCTCAGGGAAGCAGAACTCAAGACCGGCTTCCGTAATGAACTTATCGCGACGGAAATCGTCACCAGGGTTCTGAACATTCTTCAAGAGTCGCGTATCGCGATTCAGAAGAGGACGGAACTTGAGGGACCAGATGTCGAGGAAGAGCATCCAATACGTCATCGTCGCATCCTCGTTGAAGAGAGGATGGGAGACGAGATTGAAGGTGCCGAATGGAGTGACGACTTGCGTGACCGTCAGCCCGTAGATTTTCTCGCCTGTTTTGACGACAAAATTAGTGTTCAACCGGAACATCTTAGTGAGCGCGATGAGGGCACCAGAACCAAGGAGAACGAGCTTCTCGTCGCTCTTATTGGTGTGATAGCGACCGCACCGTTCTGCATAGCGAGTGAAGCTGTCGACAGAGATCGTCCCAGCCGCATTGGTGATAATGCGCTTGGTGTCGTCCGTGTCCACAGTCGCTGGAGCCTTGAACGAGTACGGAGCGTAAGTCGAACCGTCGATCGAAATGCCCGTCGAACCAGCGTCCCAAAGTTCCAAGAACTCAATGATGCCAGAGAACGTGCGAACCGTGAGGTCCTCCTGCACTCCGTCGAACGAAGCTCGAGTCGTAGTGGACCGCTTTCCGAACAGGAGTGAACGCTCGATGCTCGTCATGTGGTCGACGATCGTATCGTGCGCTTTCTCACGATATGGTCCGGTCTTGTCGTACTTCAGACCCATCTGGAGCACAGAACCAGGGAAGTCGAAGACGTCCGTGAAGATCTGCGTGGTGTTCTGAATTGGAAACGGACGCTTGAAACCGGTCGCGTTCTGATTACCGCCAGACGCGCCTTCACCATAGGCAGAGCCGACAATGCGCGTGATCGTGCCAGAGGCAAAGATCGTAGCGATGGTGCCAAGCGTAGCCGCACGGAGAAGACGAACAGTGAGGTAGCCAAGAAGAGCCGCGTCAGCGACTCCGCGAGTAACCCCAGTGACATACCAGAGATTACCGTCGGTGTCAACGCGGAGGACATGACCCTTTTTGAAGTCGCCAGTCTTTGCGACTTTCATGTAGTAGTCGGTCGTGATGGTCTTCGCGCCGGTCGTGATGTTCGTGCCGTCATCCGCGTCACCCGTGGAGGGAGCGGTCGACGTAACGGGTGAAGTGCCGCGCAGAGTCGTCTGCGGGCTTTGATAACGCTTCTCCCACCAGATCATGATGGAATCGTTGGTCTCCTCTTCTGGGCACATCGAAAGAATGCCAGTGAGCGGAGATTTACCGTTGGGATAGGAATGCAAAATCTGACGACGATGATTGTAGAAACGATCGTTTTCAGCTGCGAACTTAGCGGAGGTCGGAAGACCCAGGATTGTATCGGCCATGTTAGTCTAGTGTTTGTTAACGTGCATAAATGTCAGCATCGGCATCGTTAGCTTTGCCGCGCTGACCGTTGTTATCGCCTCCGCTCCGTCCATTCGGGGAAAGCTTGTTCGGTTGAGGAACAAGCCGTCCACCGGAGGCACCGGGGTTCGCAGGAGAGGAAAGTTGAATGCCATACTCTTTTAGAGTATCGCGGGCAAGGTTTGCAACCTCTGCCATAAGTTCTTTATCAGTCTTAAAAGACCCGTCTTGTCGCCTCGGGCTGACATCAGCGGCAGCCACTTGAACAATCTTTTCGTACTTCGCCAGGTCTTTGTTTGAGTCGTAAAAGGTTTGCTTCGCGTTTGAAAGCTGTGTTTGTTCTCTTTCCGCAAAAATAGGACCAAGGGAGCCTTCGACATCTCTACGTGCTTGCTCAATCATAATACGACTGATGGAGACGGCGTTTTTCACGGTTGCATTTGCAAAAGCTTGAAAACCGGCGACTTGTTCCTCCGAAGCGTTCTCGAAGCCGAAGGACCGAAGAGTATCAGCGGATACTTCTACCGGATTTAACTTCTCTCGCAACTGCTGCGGAGTGAGACCGAGTGCCTGCTTCTGTTGAACTGGAGCGGCAGCAGGCACTTGCGCGCGAAGAGCTGCAATCGTCTCAGCGTCGAGTTTGAGTGTTGGGACGACAGGAGCAGCCGCCTGTGCAAGAGGTTGTCCCGCATCGGCCAACTTCTGCTCTCCCTGCTGCTCACCGATTGGTGTGAACTGCTTTGACTTGTCAACCGGATCGGTAAAGTCCTCTCTGGCGTCTTTACCTGACTCAAGAACTTCTTTCGCACCAGGAGCGGCACCATCGTTAACTGGGCCGTCGGAATAGAAGTTGTCCGTGGAAGGAGAAGCACCGACCGAAGGGCCAGGTGAGCTTGTAACAACTCCACCTCCCGCGTCAAGTACGTCGGGAGAGCGGAGAATAGTGGGTAGGTTGCCGAGGAACTTATTCATGTGAGGATTGTTCTTTCTGTTCTAACTCTTTGATTTCATCCTTGATCTTTTGTGGAATTTGATCGAGGAGTTCTGCAAGGGCGAGACCCTTGCCAAAATTGCGTTCCCGTTCATTTGTCTCTTCAATGTTCGCCGGGATGATACGAACTGCTTGGTCAATAACCGACTTCGAGTCAACAGCGAGTGTTGCGCGGAACCACTTTCCGAACGGACCATTCCACGCGCTTGCGACTTCCATCATGTCTCGTGAGGTCATTGCTGGAGAGACTGGAGGAGAGAAGCGCCGGTCATGTCCATGGACGGCGCACCAGCACCGGCAGCGTCGGCTGCTTGTTGGTTTGGCACTACTTGTGCAGTAGGTGGAGGAGGCAGCCCGCCACCGGGAGGACCAAGAGGTTGTAGGTCAAAGTCTCGCATATTACGAATGTTGTAAAGTTGCGCGATGTAGTTAAGCAGCTTGATAGGGTCTTTGTTTAACAGCTGAATTGTATTTGGATTCTGCACAAGGACAGTGAAAAGCTCTTGCAAGACGCCAGCTTGGAATTGCCGGTCTGTCGGAAGAGTAGCATCATACGGAACGAAGTCATAGCCACCAGCCAACTTTTTCGGATCGGCATAGATAGTGGTTTCAAACGGAGCATCGAGAGCCATCGTACCAACGATCGACTCATAGACCTCTTTGGTGCGCCACTGCCTCGTGTTAGAAAGAACTTGCCTAGCAAGAGGTTCGATACCCTGCATCCAAGCAAGAGTGGCGTGCATCTTCAAGCGGGCAGCGGAACCGGCGTTGACGTTCCTCGCTTCTGTCGCAGATCGGCGACCGCTGGAGTATTGTCCGAGAGCGTTCTCGTTCACGCCGGTGATCAGAGTCACGAGCTGCGTGAGAACCTCCATGTCTGCAACGTGCCCACGAGTAACGTCACTCGTCACGAGCTGGTCGATCGACCGACGAATGTCTCCTTGCGCGCCTTTTGTCCTAATAAACATCGAACCGCTCTCAATGTCTTCCATGTGAATCTTTGTCGGGTCGACAATGAAACGGTTCGCAATGATCTTTTTCACGTTCACGATGTGTGAATTAAGAAAAAAGGTGACTATGTTCTGAAGTTCGCTGATCGTATCGGCCAACCCAGGGTTGAAGAAAGAGTCGTGATCGGGAGAGAACTCGAAAAGTTCGTAGCAGTAGCGACCGTGGAGGTACCCTGACGGTTCAAACCGAATGAGCTTTTGGTCATTCGCTACCGTCGCCATCCAGATAACTGGTTCCGTTCCATCACCAAGGTTCGCTCCCCAAAGCTCACTCGCCCGCTTTTCGCTAAGTCGAATAAGCATCTCCGTGCGAATGACAGCGCGATTCGCTTGGTCTTTGAAAAGCAAAGGATCGGTTGTTTTGTCTTGATCAAACGGACCTTTTACGCGACGAGGACGTTCGTCAAAGATGTCTTTAGATAGTGTCTTTGGAATTTTATCGGTGCCGAAATAGACTTCGCCTTCGCTGGACTCCAGAGTAGCAAGGGCGACCTCTTCTTCACTCCCGACAAACTGTCCTTCTTGGAAATTAGCAATAGTGACACTGGGGTCAGGATAAAACGCATATGGAGAGATGTTGCGAATCTTGTTTCCTTGATACGAGAGAACTTTCTCAACGCTCTCCTCTGTCTTCATCGGAACTGATTTACCAAAAACAGATTTGAAAGTGTTCGTAATCGTATTATCCGGCACTTGCTTCGCGACTCGCATCTTGTTATATCGTTCGTCCCACTCCACACGAACAACACCGAAGCCCTGTTTAAGAGCGTCGAGAAGCCAGTAGTAGAGCTTGAGAACGAACTTCTGGTCATTAAGCTGGTATGAGAGATCGGTCGAAAGAGATAACGATGGTTTTTCATCCTCCGGTCCACTGCCGCGCAGCTCGAACATGTTGTCGCGCTGCGTATAGGTGGAGAGAATGAAAGAGATAGCTGTCTGCACTTGAGCGTAAGTAATAGGAACGATCACTTTCGGAGGAGTTCCTTCGCGTAGACTCGCTGCGTCATCCTTATCTGTCACTCGGTAACCCCGGTAGACGTACGAGTTTGCATCCCAGCCAGTATGAAACACCTGCATCTTGTTCGCAGAAGCTTTCATGTACTGCCGAACAGACTGAATCACCTTCCGTTGGAATTCGGAAGAGTTCGAGTCGTTCTCAGTTAGGTTTCTATTGATTGCTTCTTGGTTCATTTGGTAGAGGTTAAAGGGTCCCAATCCAGCTATAACTCAGCGCACGCAAACAGCCGGGCTTGCGCCCGGCACTTGGCTTGGCTTGGCTTGGACTCAGCGCAGCTTGGGTTGGCGTATAGAGTATTCGATGACTTCATGAATGGCTAATAGAGTCAGCGGCGGGCTTCCCTGCGCCACCGCCAGAGCAGGAAGGCAATGCCAAGGAGTGTGCCGACGAGTGCGGCGACCTCGTTCACTTGCGACAGGCTCACCATCGCGGCGACAGGCGTGGCGGCGGTAAGAATGGCTCGTGTGTTGTCAGCGTTCATTTTGATTTCCGCGCCATGCGGTCGCCGAACCACCATCCGACGCAGTTGAACGCGGCGAAGTTGATCTGCTCCACCATCGGCGCACGCTCCGGCCCGACCGAGTGGAAATAAACCACCGTCGCGATACCGACGAGCGTCAGCGTGATGAAGGGTCGGAACATGGTGATGATGTTAGCGCACCACGGCGAGACGTTGCTGGGCACCGTCGCGGCCTGCTGGCTCGCCGTAAACGCTGCCCACGCTGCGGCGTCCGCTGCGATCGTCGCCATCGTCTTCGCCTCTTCGAGCTTCCGTGCGTGGTCCTTGCCCGCTTTGTATTCCTCGAAGAAACCATTCCCTATTCTCAGAATGACACCGAGCGCACCACCACCGAGAGCGTTGCCTACGAGGTCGAGGAGGTTCATTTTTTATTAAACATATCGAACAACGCTTTAATTTTCTCCTCTAGAACTGCGACTCTGAGGTCCAGCTTGGAGAGCACGATGATGAGCGTGATCATCCCCAAGAAAATCGGCCACCCCTTCACGAGGATTTCAAGTGCGTCCATGGTTACGGCGTCCAGACATACACCCGCGACACGATCCCGACGAAGTTCTCGGCGGTGACGCGCTCCTTGTTTTCGTAAGCCTTGTTCCCCAGCCCCGTCATAATCCACCCGCCAGCGTCGATCTGTGCCGCTTGGTGCATTACGTTGCGCCCAGCCCAGACTGGGACGTAGATGCACAACGCACCGGCCTTGATGTCGGTGTAGCTTGCACCTGGGACAAGCACAACCAGAGCAGACACCGTTCGCAGC